CTATCGGATCGAGCGCGCCATCCAGCGGACCTCTCCGATCACCTGCGCGTCCGGCTGCCATGGCAACGAAGGATGTGCGGAGTTGTCGCTGGCCATCACCCACCCCTGTTGCTGACGTAAAGCCCGTTTCACCAGCAAGCCGTTTTCGCCCCGGATCACGTAGATGCGGCCGGCCTGGCGCCGGCGCTGGGCCCGGTCCACAAGAATCGCGCTGCCCTCAGGCAGAGTCGGCTCCATCGAATCACCCGTGACGTCGATGACCACGCACTGCGTCGGGTCGATTCCGTGGTTCGCCAGCCACTTTCGACGGAACGCCAGATAGCCCTCGATTTCCTCGCCCAGGACAGCCGCGCCACCACCGGCGGCTGCCGCGAGTCCCCGGACCTCCACCCATCGAATGCCGGGAAGATCTCGAACCGTGCTCGGAGCCGTGACTCGTGAGGCGGTCGGAAGCCATGGTGGTGCGGGATCCGCGGACAAGCCGACCAGGTAATCGACTGAGGTCTCCAGAATCCGGGCCGCTTCGATAACAACTTCCAGGCTGAAGAACTTCTTGCTGCCCTCGACGTGCGACACGAGAGTGCGGTCTTTGTCGAGCGCTGTGGCGAGTTCCTGCTGCGACAAGCCGGCACGCCTGCGAGCCTTTCTCAGTCGCATGCCCAGCACATAGGAAGGCTAACGGCAACGGATACGTTGACACGTGACCAGGAGTCACCTATGCTGCGCGACGTGACCCTGAGTCACGGCCTGCAAGGCCGCATCCGCCGGCTTTCACGTCTTGGCGTTTCTCAGGCGCAGATTGCTCGGGCGGCGGGATTCCATCCGTCCCTGTTCTCTCGCTACCTCAACGCCCGCCGCCCGCCGCCTCCGCGGTTCCTGAGTCGTGTTGTCAGGGCTATCGAGGCGCTGGAGGCAGCTGAATCCGCCGCGGCGACGGCGCGTCAAACGGTCCTCGCCGAAAGGCTTGGAGCTGTCTCCTGATGCACGCGGCCCGGCTCGATCGCTCGCCCCGCCTCCAGCGGGTCCACGAGCTACTGAGCGACGGGGCCGAACGGTCGACGCTGGAGATCGTCCAGGAGGCCGAGGTCTGCGCCGTGAACTCCATCGTGGCGGAGCTCCGCCACGCCGGCGCCGAGATCGAATGCCGGCAGTCGCTGTCCGGGTCCGGTCAGCGCGTCTGGCTCTACCGGATGACGAAGCCGGCCGCCGCCTCGCGGAGCTGGCGCGAAGACGAACTGCCGTGCGAGTCGTGCGGTTGCACCGAGACGGCAGCTTGCGAGGATCCGCGGCTCGGTCCGTGCTGGTGGACGGAGCGGGACGACGGGCGGCGGATCTGCTCCAGTTGCGACGAGAGGGAATCCGAAGGCTCGGGTAGCTCAGAGGCCACGGGCCGCGAGTTGCGCCAGTTGAGGTTGTTCGCGTGAGCCTCCTCGCTCACGCCGACTATCTGCCTCCCGGCGGCTCTCTTCTCATTCCGATTGGAGAGCTCAGCGTGTGCGCCCTTGTGACACGCGAGTCCATCCCAGTCGTCATGCCTGACGAGACGATGTGTCCAGCTCTGGTTGGCGCGGCCGTTGTCCTTCGCGCTATGGCGACGACGGAGGCCGGGCGGACTCTCGTGGTGATCGAGGCCCAGCGGTGGGACAACAAGAGCCGGGGCGTTCGCTGGCGATCACTACGTTCCAAGCTGCGCTCGATTCATCAGAGCGCGGGATGCCGTTGCGGAGCCCGGTGGAAATGATCGTCGTCAAGGTCGAGCTCCACAGCGTCCGGGACGGCGAGGTCACGGAGATCGGGCGCACCGTCATCGCGAACGATGGCACCGGCGACCGCAAGCGCCGCAACTACGACGTGGCAGTTGGAAGACGTGGAGATATCTCCCTGCGGGGCGTCGCGCGGCCGGTCCGCAGGGGCCGGGTCGAGAACTACCCCGCTGAGTCCTACAGCGTCTGGCGCCTAGTGATTCCGGGCCCTTCGGAGCGCATTTCCGGAGGAGAGAGCGTGACCTCCGAACCCTCCCCGAAATTCGGCGTCTGCGCGCGGAGGACGCTGTCGATGCTCCGCTACCTGGCGGCCCGTCCGCGTTCCCATGCCGACATCCAGGCCGACGCCGGGATCAGTCTCCGGACGGCCGTCCGCTGGATGGGCGAGATCCGCCTCGCCGTGCGGGAAGAGCATTGGCGCGAAACGCGGGACGAGAGGCGTGGCAAGACCTTCCAGGTCGTGGACGTCAACCTCGACTGGATCGAGCCCGCCGTCCGCATGGAGCCCCGCGGCCAGGGATGGACGGGGGAGGGTAGTGCATGAGCTCCGCGCTCTCCGGGCCCGGCTCGAAACCGCTGCCTTCCGACCCGGCGTCGGAGTCCGCCGCGCTGCGTGAGTGGGCGAAGACCCGTCCGGCGCGGCATCGCGCGATCGGCGCACGGCGCGCCGCGGCCTGTCGCCGCCTTCCGAAGCGGGACGGCAGCGAGTGGATCGAGCGGAACGGGCGCGACATCGCGGCGCAGCTGGGCGTGTCGACCCGCACTTGGCAGAGGTGGAGACAGGTGCTGCGGGGTGCGCCCGAGCCGGACTGGCCCTACCTGCTGATGCCCGGCTGGTCGGGCCGGACCTCGCGATCGGGGATCCCGCGTGCGGCGTGGGACTTCTTCCGCGGCCTCTACCTGACCCGCCGTCAGCCGACCGTCGCGGACTGCTATCGCCGCACCTGCGAGGCGGCCGCCCAGCACGGATGGGGCGAACTGCCGACTCTCAGGACGTTTCGACGCCGCGCGAAGACCGAGATAACGGCGCGTGAGAAGACATTGAAGCGCCACGGCGCCCAGGCGCTCGCCCGGCTCTATCCGTCCCAGCGGCGGGACCGGCGGTCGTTCCGCGCCGGTGAAGCGGTTTCCGGGGACGGCCTCAAGTTCGACCGCCTCTGGGTGGAGTGGCCGGACGGCGAGATCTCCAACACGGTCACCGGCTGGTTCTGGCAGGACCTCGTCTCCGGCTTCGTCCCGGCGCACCGGCTGGCGAAGACGGAGACGCTGGATCTCTTCCGGCTGGCGACGCGGGACCTGGTCGAGGTCTTCGTCCCGGATCACGCATGGGTCGACAACACCATGGTCGCGGCCAGCAAGGCGATGACGGGGCAGCAGGCCGGAAAGCGCTACCGGGGCCGGAAGCGGGCAGAGGACCCGCCGGGCCTGCTGGTGCAGCTCGGCATCCAGGTCCATCACACGTCCCCAGACAAGGTCCAAGGAAACCCCGGCGCCAAGCCGATCGAGCGGGCTTTCGGGACCGGCGGGCTCCACGAGGCGGTAGCGAACCACCCGCGCTTTCTGAACCGCGGCGTAAGCCGGAAGACGGCGATTCCCTTCGAGGAGTTCGCTTCGGTGGTGGCCGAAGAGGTCGAGCGGTTCAACGACCGCCGGGGCCGGCGGACCGCGGCCTGCCGCGGTGTGCTGTCCTTCCGGCAGGCCTGGACAGCCGGGATCCAGGAGGGCGTGCTGCGGGTGGCCACGGACGAGCAGGTATTCCTCCTCTCGCGGATGCCGGAGGTGGTGACGGCTGACCGGCGCGTCGGCGAGATCCGGCTCAAGGTCGGACGCGGACCACTGGGGAGACGCCGCTACTGGAGCGAGTTCCTGACGGAGTTCCGGGGACGCAAGGTCTGCGTCTGGTACGACCCGGCTGACCTGTCCGCACCGGTCAGCGTCACGACGCTCGACGGCCGGCATCTTGGCATTGCCGACTCCCTGGAGGATGTCGGCTTTGCGGACAAGGGGGCGGCGCGGGAGTGGTCGCGCAACAAGAGCCGCTTCGTGCGGGCCGAGAAGACGGCCGCGAAGGCGCAGGAGCGGATGACGGCCGCCGAGATGGCGGCGCTCTGTCCGGCGCCGAAAGAGACGCCTCCGCCGCCCGAACCAGGCGTTGTCCGCGGCACCTTCCGCCGCACGGCCGAGCTTCGCCCGCGGGAAGCGGCCGCGGCAACGGGAACAGACGGCGCGCCATCGACTCTGAGTACCCAGGTTGAAACGCATCGCCGGCGCCTCGAGGAACTGCTCGCGGCCGCGGCACAAGCGCCGGCGACGAACGAGGACTGGGAGGACTGAGGAATGACAGCGACCGCAGCCACGGCCCTGCCACGGGAGCTCCCGACACCCTGCTACTGGGATCCGGAAGCCACGCTCTACCAGGGGGAAGCGCTGTCCGTGCTACGTGGGCTTCCGGATGCAAGCGCCGACGCCCTGATCAGCGATCCCCCGTATTCCAGCGGCGGAAAGCACTCGCGGGACCGTCTCCGGACGCCGCGAGACAAGTATCAGAACAGCGACACTCGGAAGCGCTACCCGGAGTTCGCGGGCGAGGCCCGCGACCAGCGGTCCTACTACATCTGGTGGGTCCTATGGGGGACCGAGTGCCTCCGGATCCTGAAGCCTGGCGCTCCGGTGGTGGTCTTCTCCGACTGGCGGCAATACCCGGTGGTCTCGGACGCGCTCCAAGTGGCGGGATTCGCATGGCGGGGAACCGCAGTCTGGGACAAGACCGGCGGGAGCCGCCCGGCGCTCGGCCGGTTTCGGGCGCAGACAGAGTTCATTCTGTGGGGCTCGGTCGGGCCAATGCGGCGCGGGGAGCGCATTGGAGCACTCCCCGGGGTCTTCTCCCACTCCCCACGGAGCGGGGGCAAGCATCACCTGGTCGGCAAGCCGGTCCCGCTGATGGAGGAACTGGTCCGGATCGCGGCCGCGGACGAGCTCGTGCTGGATCCGTTCGCGGGTTCGGGCTCAACGGGGGTCGCCTGCCGACGCACCGGCAGGCGCTTTCTGGGGATCGAGCTGGTGGAGGAATACGCCCACATTGCCGCGTCCCGGCTGGCGGCGGCGGGGACGCGCGAGGAGGCGAGTCATGTCGTGGCGTGAAGGGAAGCGCCGCCTGCACCGCCGCATCGCCAATCGGCTTCGCCGCTGGTTTGGGAAGCTGGCCGTGTGCGAACGGTGCGGCTGCTCGTTTCACCGGCCTTGCACCGTCGAGGCGGACGGGCTTTCGTGCCATTGGAACTGGGAATTGTGGATTCGCGGCCGGTTTGTCTGCACGGCGTGCGAGCCGGACGGAAGGGAGCCTGGGGTATGACCCTCCAGCAGGCCGTGGCGGATGTCCTCTCCGCACTCGCCGACGAGGGCTTTCGCGTGCCGCCGTCACGGATTCCGGACCTCGCCGAGACCATGTGGCGCCATGCCCTGAGCCCGCCGGCGGATTGCGAGGCGGAGCGGGCACGGGGCGCGGCAATCCGGGCCTGGATCGCAGGGAACACCGTGCCGTTGCCAGCGATCGTCCCGAAACGGGAGCGGGTCCATTGACCTCGGCCACTCACGGATCCCGATGCCCGGAAGACACGGATCACTGCGCTTGCTTTTTCGACGGGGATCCGTGCTGTCGCTGCGGATACGACCCGCCCCTGCAACCCGGTTGTGAGTACTCGGGCAACGACCCGGAGCGCATCGCGGCATCCGCTCGGAGGCTCAATCGGTGGCTGAGTGACCACCCGGAATGTGCTGATACCCCGCTTGAGCGGGGGAAGGAGTTGACCCGATGAAAGGCCCCCACACCGCGGACACCGCCTCCGACGCTGACGTGATCGAGGAGCGCCGGCGCGAACTGCGGCTCGCCACCGCGGCGATGAAGACTGCCGTCGGGAACGCCGAACACGAACTCGACGTCCTGGAACGCTGCCAGGAAACGGGGGGACGAGTGCACGGCCGAGGGGCGAGGGAATACCTGAGCCGGGCCGCCGACGCTCTCCGCAGGGCACAGCGCGTCGACCTCGCCGAGGGGGTCCCGCAATGAGTGTCACGGCACTCGCACCCGCACCCGCTCCGGCCCCTACCGACGACTTCGTGGAGCCCATCGCGCAAGCGCTCAGCGCCGCCGCCCTCGTGGAGTGCGTCGCGGAAGCGATCAATGACGCCGGCCTGTCCCAGGCCGCCGCCGCACAGCAGATCGGGATTTCCGACGCGACGCTGAGCCAGTGGCTCCGGGACAAGTATCCCGGCGACCGGGAGGCGGTGGCGAAGAAGGTCAGCCGCTGGCTTGATGCGCGCACGGCGCGCGCCGAACTCGAGAAGCGGCTGCCGCCCGCTCCGGAGTGGGTGGAGACCAAGGCGTCGCGGCGGGTGATCGGCGCCCTCGGCTACGCGCAGTTCGCCGCGGATTTCGCGGTCGTCTACGGCGCCGCGGGATCTGGGAAGACGGCCGCGGCGCGCCGCTATGCGGCGACCCGGCCGAACGTCTGGATGGCGACCATCACGGCCGGGTCGCGCACGATCGGGCCGTGCCTCGAGCGCGTTGCGCACGCGATTGGGATGCGGCACATGCCCTATCGCATCTGGCGCAGCGAGTCGGCGCTCGTGGACCGGCTCCGGAACACCCGGGGCCTAGTGATCGTGGACGAGGCGCAGCACCTCGACGTCCGCTCGCTGGAGGCGTTGCGGGGCCTCCACGACGCTGCGGAGATCGGCTTCGCGCTGCTGGGGAGTGAGGTGGTCTACGCCCGCCTGACCGGCGGTGGGCGCAGCGCCGCCTTCGCGCAGCTCTGGAGCCGGATCGGCCGCCGGGTGCACCTGGGTCGGACGGACCCCGCCGACGCTGAGGCGATCGCCATCGCGTTCGGGGTGGAGGACAAGGCGGCGCGCCGGGCGGTGCGCAACATGACGAACCAGCCTGGGGCGCTCCGGGCCGTGGTGAAGACGCTGCGGCTCGCCAGTCTGCTGGCGGCGGGTGCCTCCATCGACGCGACGCACGTGATGGCCGCGCAACGGGACCTAGGAGCGGCCTGATGGACCTCACGCTCTGGCTCCTCCATCCCGGCGCTCGGACGCTCGTCGGTGGTCTTTGTGTATCCCTCGAAGATCCCCCGGCGAAGGTCGAGCAGGCGGTAGTCGACCTCTGTGAGCACTTCGGGCGGCTCCGTCGCGGGACGCTGGTCATCGCGCGGGTCGACCGTCTCGGCATTGCCGGCACGCGCTGTTTCCAGTCGTGGAACCGGCCGCGTCTCATCTACGCGCGGATCGCGAAGATGGTCACCGGGGTTCAGGAGATCGGCCGGGAGGAACTGCAGAAGGAGGACCAGCGGGACCGGCGCCGGATGGGGGGGCTGAGGCTCAGAGACGGACGGGTGGCGTCCGGGTGACGTCCCACAACCACCCCTGGCCCGACACCTGCTCGTGCGGGTGCGGCCGCCCGACGAGGCGCTATCGGGCGCTCGCCACTGTCTGCCGCCGGATCTGGCGGCGCCGTGTGAATCAAGCGCACCGGGGAGCTCCCCGGAAAAGGAAGAAATCAGCATGAGAGAACCGAAGGTATCGACCCCGCCTCCCCAGATGGCCACGGGGCGGCGCGAATGGGAACCCGGCCGCGCGTATCTCGGCACCGACTTTGCTCGGCGCCGCATCAGTGCGCCCCGCCGCTTCCGGCTCTGGATCCGGCGGCATCTGTCGCGGCGACGGACCGCGCAAGCGGCGACCGACCTTCGGCTGAACGGGAGGAGCTCGTGATGCTGGCCAGGGTCGAGGCGGCGGCCGAAACCTATGCGCTCGCACGAAACGTCCTGAAGGGGCGCATGGAGGCCCTCCGCCGGGCTCTCGACGACTCCACGCGGGCGATGCTCCCGCAGATCAAGGCGGCGGCGGCCTCGGCGGAGAAGGCGCGCTCCGCGCTCGAGACGGAGATTCGCGCCTCCGGAGACGACTTCCGGAAGCCGCGGACCCGCACGTTCGGCGGGATCCGGGTGGGGTTCCGGTCGGGGCGCCAGGTGGTGGATTGGGGCAGTGACCTGCAAGTCATCGCGGCCATCCGGGCGCAGCTGCCGGATGAGTTCGAGCAGCTCGTCAAGGTCACCGAGCGGCCCGTGTCCGCGGCGCTGGCAGCGCTTCCCCAAGTGAAGCGCGAGCCGCTCGGCGTCACGGTCGAACCGGACGCCGACCAGGTGGTGATCCGTCCGGCCGATGCCGGCATGGACAAGGAAATCGAGGCGCTGCTGGCGGACTCCGCGAGGATCGAAGGAGGCGCACCGTGCGACTGACGCAGAGCCGCCTGTTCGCTGCCGTAAGCGGCGGCAAGCTGTATGAGGGCGCGACGCCGGCCACGGTCGCGCCCTGGGCCGCGGCCGCGGACGAGCCGGTGTTCGTGCGGGTGGAGGTATTCCACGGGAAGTCCTCCAGGGTGAAAGCGACCGTGGTCCATCTCCGGGGGGAGAACGACCCCACGCAGTACCTCGAGAACGTCACCTCGGCGCTCGAGGACGTGCTCCGGAGGCAGTTCGAGGAGAACGGCGCGTAGTGGTTTCTGCCCCGAAGCGCCTCCCCGCGCGCTGGCATCGCATCGTGCATTTCCTGCTCTATCACACCGAAACCGAACAGATCGAGACCATGGCCACCTTGCTGAGCGATCCCGAGCTTGGGCGAGTGAGACGCACCGCGGCGTACGTCCTACGGCTTGAGAAACAACGACGGGATCTAGCCAGGGACCAGGACACGCCTCCTCCTGCCCGTTGAGATGAGCACTGACCTCCGGCGCCGCGAGCTTGCGGCCATCCACATCCGCAAGAAGGAGCGGGGGCTCGATGACGACGCCTACCGCGACATGCTGCGCGAGGTGGCCGGGGTCGAGAGCGCCCGCGATCTCGACGCGGCCGGCCGGCAGAAGGTGCTCGCACACCTCGCGCCGCGGCCGGACGCGCCCGCCAGGCGCTGGGGCAAGCGGAGCGCGGATCCGATGGTCCGCAAGATCTACGCGCTGCTGGGCGACCGGCCGGCCTCCTATGCGGTCGGGATCGCCCGCCGGATGTTCGGGCCGCAAGCCCCGGACGCCATTGAGTGGGCGACGGGCGAGCAGCTCCGCAACGTGATCGCGGCACTCGAATACGACCGCCGGCGGAAGGCCAGGTGACGTGACGAGATCCCGCTGCGCCCGGCTGCGGCTCGCCGACATGATCGGGCCGGCGGCAGCGGAGGCGCTCGTGGCGGCGCGGGGCGGCACGATGGTGTCGATCCCGGTCCGGCATCAGGCCGGATCGGCCCTTGCCGGGGTTATCGGCGAGGGCGCGATGGAGCGGCTGGTGGAGCTGTACGGAGGCACGCGGATCTACGTGCCGGTGAGGGACGTGCTCGAGCGTCGGGATCGGGAACTGCGGCACATGGTCGCCAGCGGCACATCGCTTCCGGCCGTCGCGCTGCTCTTCGGAATCTCCGAACGGCGAGCCCGCCAGATCGTGGCCGCAGCGAAGTAAGGCGGAAGCGGTTTCCGCATTTACAGGCCCGGACGGGCTGGGGTCCAATGAGGGATGCCGCCGTTTCGCAGGGCCCCCGGCTCGTCGCAGACGGCGGCTGAGTCCTTGGAGGGAACCATGGGAAAACAACCGCAGGGCCTGCCGTTGATGGTGAACATCATCGCCTTCGCCGTCCTCGCACTGCTCGGACTCGGAATGGTGCTCGCGATCGAGGCGTTCACCGCCTACGAACTCGGCGAGGCGGGATGGGGTCTCGCCGGCGCCGTGATCGGCGGCATCGTGAACTACGGCGGCAACGCCATCCAGATCTACATGCAGGGGTCCAAGACCCCGAAGGAGGAGTAGGACCATGCGTCTGCTCACACTGGCCCTCTTGGGCATCCTGACTCTCGGGAGCGTCGCGCTGGCGCAGGAGAGGCGACCCGTCGACACCGTACAGGCCCGGCTCGCCGATGCGCTGGCCGAGCACGAAGCCGCCCATGTCGAGCACGAGGCCGACCGGGAGGCGTGGCTCGCCGCGATGGCGAGCTACCCGCCGGCACCCGAGCCCGAGCCAGAACCCGCACCGGCCGCAGCGCCGGTGGCGGCCGCACCCCCTGAGATTCAAGAGCGAATGGGTTTTGGCTTTGCGTACCTCGATGACGGCGGATGTGCCGTGGCCGGGAAAAGCCTGACCGGCACGTACGCCCGCGAGGCCGCGGACCACGACGTGCGAGCGCTGGTGCGCACCGCGCCGTCGGGAGGCAATTGCGAGGTCAACGCGACCTCCTTCTCCCTCGCGGTGGAGCGGCGCTACGAAATCGCAGCCGGCTGGTCGGCCGTGGCCAAGTTCGGCGCCGATCGGAGATCCACGAGTGCTCCCTACGCCATCGTGGACGGGGCCGGCAACGTGCTGACGCGGCCGGACGGCGCTCCTTCCGATCCCGTGACTCTTCCCGCCGGCGCCGCCGACACGATCGGGGGATATCTCGGCTTCACGAGCCCCGATTGGTCCGGAGTCAGGATCACCCTCGCGGGGGGCGTCGTTCCGGTGGACTGGGCGAGCGAGGAGGACAGCATCGCGGCTCACTTCGCGATCTCGTACGACTACGGAAACTCCTTCGACCTCGACGCCTGGGCCGACATCGGCCGAGACTGGTACGGCGCCGCCCGCGCTTCGTGGCGCCCGACCGTGGCCGGGCGCTCCGGCGTCGAGATCTCCGCCGGGTTCGATTGGGGGTTGACCGCCGTGGATGACGGCGCTCCGATCGAGCAGACGTTCGCCGGGCTGCCGGTCCACAAGCAGGGGCCGGCCCGCGATCACGCGACCTCCGTGGGCGTCGCCATCACGTTCTAGAGCGCGACCACCATCACGTTCTAGAGCGCGACCATGCGCCTCCGCGCCGCCGCCCTTGTCCTGTTGACGGGGGCGGCAGCCTGTGCGGGGCGCACCGTTGTGGATGTCCCGCTCGCGGACATCGAGTTCGGCGAGCCCACGGAGCCCGAGGGCTACGTGATCGAGGGGCTGCGGGCGCCTCCGGACGGGATGCTCGCCGTGACGATCGGTTCCGCACCTGGCCAGGAGCCCACGCCGCCTACAGGGGAGCCAGCGGAGAGCGGGGTAGATCAGTCGGCAGATCGCCGGGCTCATACCCCGGAGGACGCGGGTTCGAGTCCCGCCCCCGCCACCGCTGCCGCCACCACGCCGGATCCGCCGACGTCATTTGTCGAGGTCCTGGCCAGCGAGCTGGACGCAAACCGGGCCTTCGTGCTCGATCTCGTTCTCGGGATACTGGACCGCACCGCCGCGTCGTCCCCGCCGCCCGAGAATCCAGCTCCGGCGGCCGCGCCGGAACCCGCGGCCTTCGTAGGACCGCCGAAGCCGCCGGATCCGGAGCTTGCCGCGATTCTCCGCGAGGACGAAGGCGAGACGCTGACGCCCTACGAAGACGTAAGGGGCTACTGGCACATCGGCATCGGGCATCGCATCACCGAGTCCGAGATGGAGGCGGCGTTCCTCGAGGACATGGCGGAAGCGGAACAGGCCGCACGCCGGGTCCTGGGAAATGGATACGGCCGGCTCGGGCGATGGCGCCGGAACGCCTGGATCGTTGCCTGTTTCTGGGGCGGGTGCGCCTCGTACGACGCCATGAAACACGCCACGCTGACCGGCGACTGGGAAGCCGCTGCCCGCGAGGCGCAGACGACGGCACTCCCCTCCAGCTGGGCGAGCATCAACCCCGAGCGCGCCGCGGACCTCGCGCATTGGCTGCGCACCGGGGAGCGCGACCGGTAGTCCGACATGCTGGGAAACATCGACCTCGCCGTCTGGATCCCCGTCGGCCTGGCCGTGATCAGCGCCCTTTGGGCCACCTGGCGCACTCGGTTCGAGCGCGCTGAGACCTCGCTCGCGGAGCACGCAACCGAGACCGACAAGCGGCTCGACGATCTGACTTCGCGGCTCGCCACCGTCGAGGAATGGCAGCGGTCCGCTCCGAACTCCGAGTCGCTTTCCAAGATTTACAACCGGATGGACGGCCTCTCGGCGACGCTCCACGAGATCAAGGGCGGTCACGAAACCGTCAACAACCTCATGAAGCTCGTCGTTCAGGCGGCCTTCCGGGATGCGTCGAAGTGAGCCTCGGCACCGTCTTGCACGAGCACCGGCGCCACGGGATTCTCTCGATCCTCGCCGCGGCCGGCCCCTTCGAGCACAGCGAACAGGTTCTCGCAAGCGCGCTCGCGGAGGCGGGGCTGCCTATCTCCCGCGATGACCTCCGCGACGAGCTGCGGTGGCTCGAGGGTCGCGGCCTGGTCCGGCTGGCCTATCCCGCCGGAACGTGGCAGGCCCGGTTGCTGCGCAAGGGGCACGACGTGGCACAGGGAACCGACCGCGTCGAGGGCGTCCATCCGCCGCTCCCGGAGTAGGCGGTGGGCTCGCCGAGCTCGATCCACCGGCTGCCCGGCTCGGTGAAGGAGCGCCTGGACGAGCGCCTTCGCGACCCCGGCGTCACCCAGCGGGAGGCCACCGCGGCCGCGAACGAGGAACTTGCCGCGGAAGGGGCGGGGCCGATCTCGAAGAGCGCCGTGAACCGTTACGCGATCCGGATGGAACGCGTCGGCCGCCGCGTCCGCCAGTCCCGCGAGGTCGCTGACGCCTGGATCGGCAAGCTCGGCAGTCTGCCCGGCGGGCAGGTCGGCCACATCACGACGGAGATCGTGCGCACCCTTGCCTTCGAGGTCGGGCTCCTGATGCAGGAGGACGAACTCGACCGGGACTCGCTGCCACAGGTCCTCCCCTCGCTCCGCAGCCTGGCGCTCACGCTTCAGCGCCTCGAGCGCACCAGCGAGGTTTCGGAGCGCCGCGAGCGCCAGATCCGCGCCGAAGCCGCCGCGGAGATGAAGGCCGCCCTCGAGCGCGAGGCGGATGGACCGAAGGGCGTCAGCGTGGATCGGCTGCGCGAAATCGTCTCCGAGGTCTATGGCCTGTGAGCCTCCGTTTCTTGCCGTACCAGCGTGCGTTCCTGGAAGACACGTCGCGCTTCATCGCGCTCAACTGGTCGCGCCGCGTCGGCAAGAGCATGGTGTGCGCCTTCCGGATCGCCTACGACCTGGTCCAGGCCGAACTGGCGCGCAACGCGGTGCGCTGGTTCATCCTGTCGCGGGGCGAACGCCAGGCGAAGGAGGTGATGGACACCTGGGTGATCCCCCACCTGCGCGCCCTCCACGCGGTCGTAGCGAAGGTCGAGGAGCGCGAGGACCTGTTCGGCGATGCGAAGTACCGCTCCCTGAAGGTGTCCCTCGAAAACGGCAGCTCGGTGACGGCGCTGCCCGCCAACCCCGACACCGCGCGCGGCGTCGGCGGCAAGGTGTTCCTCGACGAGTTCGCGTTCCACAAGGACTCGCGTGCGATCTGGCGGAGCGTGTTCCCGGTGGTGACGGACCGTCCGGATAGCGAACTGCTCGTCGCGTCGACGCCCAACGGCCCGGGCAACCTCTTCTACGAGATGTGCACGTCGGAAGCGATGGGCGACTGGAGCCGGTCGAAGGTCACGATCCACGACGCGGTGGCGCAGGGCCTCGTCCGCGACATCGAACAGATGCGGCGCATGTTCCGCGACCCGATCGGCTGGCGCCAGGAGTTCGAGTGCGAGTTCATCGACGACGGCAGCGCCTGGCTGACGTATGACCTCATCGATGCGGCCGAGTCGGACGAGGCGGGCGACCCCGCGCGCTACGGGGGCGGCTGGTGCTACGTCGGCTGGGACGTCGCCCGGCGTCGTCACTTGTCGGTGTTTGTCGTGCTCGAGGACGTGGGCGGCCTGCTCGTGACGCGTGAACTCACGGTAATGCGCGGGGCGACGTTCGCCGCCCAGGACGCCGAACTGGAGCGGATCATGGACACCTACCGGGTGCTGCGCGTCCGGATCGACCAGACCGGCATGGGGGAGAAGGTCGTCGAGGACGCGCGGCGCGCTCACGGATCGCGCATCGAGGGCGTGCTGTTCGGTTCGGCCACCCGCCTGGACATGGCGACCGCCCTCCGCGACCTCATGGAGGACCGCCGGCTGGCGATCCCGCGGGACCGGGACCTGCGCGACGACCTCCACTCCATCCGGCGCTTCGGCAGCGCGAGCGGCGCGCCGCGCCTGGTGGCGCCCGACGGCGACGGCGGCCACGCCGACCGGTTCTGGGCGGCCGCGCTCGCGGCCAGCGGCGCTTCCCGCGGCCGCCCGGTCTACGACTATGAGGCCGCGCGGCCGCAGCTGCCGCGGCACGTCCACGACGTCGACCTGGACGCAGACTGGCCGGGCGCCGGCGCCGGCTGGGAAAGGGGCGTCTTCTGATGGCGAAGATGACGACGATCCTGGGCCCCGACGGCAGCCCGGTGGAGGCGAAATCGCTCGAGCAGCCGATCCGCACCCTCGACCCGCTGTCCTGGACGGGAGAGACGCTCATTGGCGGCATGACCCCAGCCCGGCTCGCGGCCGTCCTGCGGGACGCGGACCGGTGGGACGACCGCCTGGCAGCGGACGGCCGCCGGGACTACTTCCGCTTCGTCCGCGAGATGGAGCGGGATCCGCACTACCACTCGGTGCTCAGCATCCGCCGCCGCGCGGTGTCCTCGCTGGCGCCGCACGTGGAGGCGGCGAGCGACGATGCGAAGGACGTGGAGCGGGCCGACGCGGCGCGCGCGATGCTCCGCGGGCTCCGCTGGAGCCGGACGCTCGATCGTTGCCTCGACGGGCTCAGCAAGGGGTTTGCCGCGCTCGAAATGCGCTGGGCGACGGACGGGGGCCACTGGCGCCCTGTCGAGCTCGTGCTGCAACCGCAGGAGGACTTCTCCTGGAACGACCGGGAGCTCGTCCATCGGGACTGGGTTGGGGCCGAGCCCCGTTCCCTGGAGCCGTTCCGGTGGGTCGTGCACTGCCCGCAGATCGCACCCGTGCCACGCGGATCGGTGGGACTCAGCCGAATCGTTGCCTGGTCGTTCCTGATGAAGCGGTACTCGCTGTCGGATTGGGCGCGGTTCCTCGAGGGCTACGGAATGCCGATCCGCGTCGGCCGCTACGACGAGCGCGCCTCCGAAGACGACCGCCGGAAACTGCTGCGAGCCGTGCGCTCGATCGGCAGCGACAGCGCCGCTATCGTGCCGGAGAGCATGCCGATCGAGTTCATCGGCGCCGACCACGCCCCAGCGGAGATCTACGAGAAGGCGTGCCGCTACCACGACGAGCAGATGTCGAAGGCCGTGCTCGGCCAGACGATGACCTCGGACTCGGGTTCGAGCCGGGCGCAGGCCGAGGTCCACGATCAGGTCCGTCAGGACGTGCGCGAAGCGGACGCCTCCGAACTTGCCGAAACCCTTCAGGAGCAACTGCTCGAGCCCTACGTCGCCATGAACTTCGGGATCCCGGACGCGTATCCGCGCCTCCAGATCCCGATGCCGCGAAACGACGACCGGGCCGGCCTCGTTTCGGCGCTTCGGGTTCTCGTTCCGCTCGGCCTCCGCGTCGAGGCCAGCGTGGTCCGCGACCGGCTCGGCCTTCCCGATCCGGAGGTCGACGCCGAGATCCTGGAGGCGTCCGCCGTCGGGGCTCCCGGGTTGGCGTCCGCCAGGCGCGGCGCCGGCGTTGCGACTGCCGCGGCGGATCCGCTCGAGGAGCTCGACGACATCGGGCGCGAGTCGCTCGAGGAATGGGAGCAGCTCATGGATCCGGTGCTGGAACCGGTGCGGCAGGCGCTCACGAACGCGCGCTCCTTCGAGGAGTTCGCCGCGGCGCTCCCGGCGCTCCGGGACAAGATGGACACGGAGGCGTTGACCGAGACGCTCGCCCGCGCCGCGTTCGTGGCCCGCGGCATGGGCGATGCCACCGATGGCTGACCGGAAACGGCGGCCCGGATTCCGGTTCCCGGGCCCGGACCCGAAGGAGGCGCAGCGCTTCTTCCGGGCGAAGGGCTGGAAGGTCGGCTTTGACTTCCGGGACGTGTGGCGTGAGGAGCACGCCACTTCGTTCACGGTGGCGAAGGCCACGGAAGCGGACGTGCTACGCACTATCCGCGAGGCGGTGGACGGCGCGCTCGCGGAGGGAAAGACGTTCCGCCAGTTCCAGAAGGAGTTGACTCCGAGCCTCCAGAAGCTCGGCTGGTGGGGCCGGAAGGAGTTGCGGGACCCGCTCACCGGGAAGCGGGTGCGGGCGCAGCTCGGTAGCCCGCGGCGGCTCCGGACGATTTTCCGGGCAAACCTGCGGACGGCGCGGGCGGCCGGCCAGTGGGAGCGGGCGCAGCGGCGAAAGCGATCGCACCCGTTCCTGCTCTACGAGCTGGGCCCGAGCAAGGAGCACCGAAAGGAACACGTCGGCTGGGCGGGAACGATCCTGCCGATCGACGATGGCTGGTGGAGGACGCACTACCCGCCGAACGGCTGGGGTTGAAACTGCCGGGTGCGGCAGATCTCCCGGCGGGAGGCGGAGCGACGGGGTGGCGCGACACCGCGCCCGCGGGTGCGACGGCGGGATTGGGTGAACCGGCGTACCGGCGAGGTGGAGAAGGTCCCGGAGGGGATCGATCCGGGCTGGGACACGAACCCGGGGGCGGTCGGCCGGCCAACCCAGGCGGCGCGGCTGCGGAAACAGAAGGAGGCGGCATCGAAGAAGGCACTCGCGCGGCCGGTTGCTCGACGCCTCGAGGAACAGGTCAGGAACCGGGACGCCGGTTTCGAGGCGATGACCGAGGAGCGATACGACGCGCTGTGGACCGGGGACACGAAAAACCCCGAAGCCAAGGCGGCGATGATCGAATACATGAACCTGTCCGCCGCGCCCGGCCGGAACTACGGCGCACGAGCACGCCTCGCCGACCTCACGGACGCAGACAAGGCGATGGAAAGGCGCGTAGAGGCTGCTGCCCGGCCCCTCAGCCGCGACGTCACCACGTTCCGGGGGCTGAAGGGCGATCACTTCGCCACCACGAAAGTCGGCGACGAAATCGACTTCGGCGAAGTTACGTCGACCTCCACGGCGAACGCATGGGCGATGCGGTTCGGCACCCCCGATTTTCAGCCGGATACTCCGGTCGATTTGCTGTTCGTCATCCGCAACCAAAAGGGACAGAGCGGACTGCTAGCGCACTATCCGGAACGGGAAATCACCCTTCCTGCCGGCACGCGTTTCCGGGTCACGAGAATCGAAACCGACGTGAAGGGCGTGCCTGCCGGGTTGTTCTCCTGGGCCAAGAACACACAGGCCGTGCGCCGCGTCGTACACTTGGAGAGACTGAAATGACGGAGCCGCAACCGCACCGCCGCTGGTCGGATCCTCCTGCAGCATGGGTGGTCCAGGCTGGCCGGCTTGTGAACGGTCCGGCTCCGGCTTCAGTTGTGGCGGAGGCCCGCATCATCCGTCGGCTCAATGAGCTGAGAACCAAAGACGGCGGCGCGAGGCATCCGAACACGGAGTGGGCGTATCGCGACCCCCCGGCCCCTCCGGCGCGGCCCGACGTCTGATCCGCGGCCCGACCGCGCCCTGCTTCCACTAAGCGTTTTCGGGCGGAAACCATTTCCGCATTTACGGGCGCGCCGGAACACGCTTCAATCGGCGGCGTGAAGAAGCGCCCGGCCCACGCGTCCGCCGTCTTCGTCGCGCTCGCCGCCGCCGAGGACGGGCCGTCCGAGTGGGTGCAGCTTCTCCCCGCCCCGATTGGCGGACGGGTGCACGCAAAGGACAGCCGCTGGTGGAGCCTGAGCCCCGCGGACTTCGTGGCGCAGACCGGGATCGGCGCCGCCGGGCTGGTCGTGGACTACGAGCACGCCACCCAGAAGGCCGCCAAGCAGGGCATCGAGAGCCCGGCCGCCGGCTGGATCCGCGAGCTGCGGATCGACGACGACATGGTCATGGCGCGCGTGGACTGGACGCCCCGCGGCAGCCAGAGCCTTGCCGACAAGGAATACAAGTTCATCTCCGCCACCTTCGCCCAGCGATGGGCGAACGAGGGCAGGCAAGCGATTGCACTGCTCGGAGCGAGCCTGACGAACGACCCCGCATTCACGGGGATGACCGCTCTCGCCCAGGCGGCGGGGGACGAGACAGGAGACGATCTCATGAACGAGACGCAACTTGCCGAGCTCCGCTCGGCCCTGGGACTCGGCGACGCCTCGACCGCCGCCGAGATCATTGCCGCCGCGAAGGCGCGCCCGGTGACGGATCCGGGTCTCGCCTCCGCCGTGCCGCGCGCCGACTACGACCTCGCGGTCGGCAGGTACGAGACCGCCGAGGCGGCGATCGCCCAGCGGGAAAAGGACGACCGCGAGGCGGCGATCGCCGCCGCGGTGGACGAAGCCATCGGGGCCGGAAAGGTCGCCCCGGCGTCCCGCGACTTCCACATCGCCGCCTGCGGCGCCGAGGGCGGTCTCGACGCCTTCAAGGACTACGTCTCGAAGGCGCCGGCCATCACCGATCCGGTCGCGGCGGCGGCGTCGCAGGGCGGCGGTTCCGGCTCCGGGCCCAACGCCCTGACCGGAGAGGACAGGCGGATCGGCGCCCTCATGGGTCTTTCGGAGGTCCAGATGAGCACCGAGGGGAGGGCCAACTAGATGACCGCGCTTTCCGACGTGCGGCAAACGCCGCGCTCCGACAAGAGGTTTTTCCCGGCTCCCGTCAAGGCGGGCGCCACCATCTACCAGGGGGCGATGCTCGTCTGGGACGGCGGCTACGTCAAGCCCGCGGCCAAGGCGGCGGACCAGGTGTTCGCCGGCCGGGCCGAGGAGAGCGTCGCCGTGCCGTCGGGTGGATCCGACGGCGACGCGACCTGCCTGGTCGCGCGCCCAGGCCTCGAGGCGTTCCGCTGGGCGAAGACCGCGACCGTCGTCCAGGCGAAGGTCGGCGGCAAGGCGTACATCGAGGACGACCAGACCGTCACTGACGTGGCGGAGGGGTCGACGGCGATCGGCACCCTCATTCAAATTCAGGACGGCGAGGCCTGGGTGATCTGACCATGCTCAACAGACAGACTCTCGAGGCCGTATTCCGCGGAATCCGGACCTCCTTCAACCTCGGGCTCTCCGACACCTCGCGCCCGCTCACCTACCAGAAGTGGGCGCGCACCGTGACCTCCACCACCAAGATGGAGTTCTACGCCTGGCTCGGCGCGATCGGCTCCCTGCGGGAGTGGGTCGGCTCCAAGGCCATCGAGAAGTTCGACGCCAAGCGCTACGAGCTGATCAACAAGAAGTTCGAGCGGACCATCGAGATCGACAAGGACGACGTCGAGGACAACATGAACCTGGTCGGCTACGGCGAGCAGGCGATGCGCCTCGGCGCCGCCGCCCGGATCTGGCCCGAAGAGCAGATCTACCAGCGTTTCAACGAGGGTTTCAGCCCGACGAAAGGCAAGTGCTACACCGGCAAATCGTTCTTCGCGACGAACCATCGGATCGCCGGCAAGGACTTCTCGAACAGGCTGGCGGTGGACCTGTCCGCCGAGACAGCCGCTCTTGCCGACGCTTCGATCGGCCTGGCGCGGACGATGATGCGCGAGTCGTGGGACGATTCCGGCCGCCCGATCGACGTCATTCCGAAGTCCCTCCTCGTCCCCCCGGCGCTCGAGTCGGTCGCCACGAAGCTTTACAAGGCGGACATCCTGGAGGACGAAAGCCCGAACCCCTACCAAGGGATGTTCGAGCCCCACGTCCAGGCCCGGCTGACCCACGACGCCGCCTGGTTCCTGATCGGCGAGGCGGGTCCGATGGACAAGCCCATGCTGTGGCAGGTCCGGCGCGAGCCCAGGATTGAGGAGATGCGCGACGTGGAGTCGGTGCCGGTGTTCATGGACAACGTCTGCCTCGTGAGCGTCACGGCGCGCGGCGTGGCCGGCTACGGCGCGCCGCAGCTCGCGGTGGGCAGCATCCCGGGCTAGAGGCTCCGGAGCGAACAGGCGGCGTGTACGCAACCGTCGCGGAGCTGACCGCAGCATGGAGCGAGGACCTCGTGCTGCGTGTCTCCGACCGTGACGGTGACGGCGCCGCCGACGCCGGCGTCCTGGAAGCGGCGCTGGCGGAGGCGTCGAACCACGCCGACAGCTATCTCGCGAACCGCTACCCGACCCCGCTGACGGATCCGGCGCACGTCGCGGTGGTGCGGCGGCCGGTGATCGACATCGCCGTCTACAACCTCGCGACCACTCACGGGCTCCTTATCGACACCATCCGGGAACGACGCGACCAGGCGGAGCGCTTCCTTCGCCGCCTTTCCTCCGGAGAGGCGCGCCTGGGCGGCGGCGAGGAGGCCCCTGACGGACCGCCGTCGCGAACGGCCGAGGTGGCGGGGCCCACGGAGCGGCGCTGGGGCCGCGGCGCCTTCGGGATCGCATGAGCGTCGCCCTCGAGGTCACGTTCGACCGCCCGGACCTCGGCAGGCTGGCCGCCTCCATCCGCGAGGGAATCCCCGAACTCCTCGAGGGGCTGGCCGGCGAGGTCGAGTCGCAGACCCGCCGCCGCATCGGCGAGACGAAGACCGACCCGGACGAGATCCCCTGGCAGGACTGGGCGCCGCGCACGAAGCGCCGCCGTCACGCGGGCCAGTCCCTCCTCCAGATGCAGGGCGACCTGCTCGACTCCATCCAGAGCACGGTGGACGGCGAAGACGTCCTCGTGGGCTCGGACCTCAAATACGCCGCCACGCAGCAGTTCGGGTCGGACGATGACGGCCGGAACATCCCGGCGCGCGCCTACCTCGGCATCGGCGCCGACGACGTATCCGAGCTCGAGGCGGTGATCGACGACTGGCTGGGGAGTCTGATGTGACATCGGACTCCCACGTCGGCCGCTTCCTGGACGCCGCGGCGGACAGCATCCGCGAGCAGATACCGGCACTCGGGGAGGTCCTCGTCTGGCGCGGCCGCGTCGGCGATCACGTCATCGACAAGATCGCGATGCGGGATCCCGCTGTGGTCATCGCCTGCGACCGGGCGGACGTGGCGCCCCTCGGCGCACCGCTCGCCCTCAATCTCACGATCGTGGCGCTCTGCGTGGCGCGCGGCGGGGCGGATCGCGGCAAGATCGCGCTCGGCCTCGTCGAGGGCCTGGCGCGCTGGCTGGACGCCTGGGCGTGGGGCGATCAGTTCCGGGCCCGGCCTCCGGAGCGGATCACCGCCCGGAATCTGTGGACCGGCGGCGCCGACCAGAAGGGCATCGCCATCTGGGCGCTTGCCTGGTCGCAGCAGCTCGAGCTCCCGCCGCTCGCCCCCGACGAGCCGTGGGTCCCGGAGGCGCTCTTCATCGACGACGAGGACTCTCCCTCATGACGCCGGCCGAAATCGCCCGGATCTGGCTGGCGCTCGATCGCCTGCTCATCCCGGGTGTGGTGGCGGAGCTGGACGTCGCGGCGGCGCGGGTCCGCGTCGAATACGACCGGGTCGGGCAGGACCCGGTGATGACGGACTGGCTGCCGTGGTTCGCGGCGGCGGCCGGCGCCGCGGCCGCATGGGATCCCCCGTCCCAGGGAGAGCAGGTGATGGTGCTGTGCCCCTCCGGCGACCCGCGCCGGGGCGTCGCCCTGCGCGGCATCTACAGCGCCGCCAATCCCGCCCCCGGGGACGGAGCGGGGGAACACGTTCGGATCTATCCGGATGGCGCAGAGATCGCGTATGACGCCGTCGTGGGCGAATTGCGGGCCGTGCTGCCCGCGGGCGGAACGGCGGCCCTGACGGCCCCCGGCGGCGTGACGATCACGGGCGACCTGACGGTCACGGGCGACCTCGCGGTGAGCGGCGATCTGACGCAGGATGACGTGGACGTGGGCGCCGGCCACAAACACGTGTATCCGGATCCCGGGCCGCCGGCGGTGCAGGCCCGCACCGGCATCGTCATCCCATGACCGGAATGGACGCCGAGACCGGCCGCGTGCTCGACGGCGAGCAGCACCTCCGCCAGTCCATCCTCACCGTGCTGACCACGCCTGTCGGGACGCGGGCCATGCTCCGGGAGTTCGGGGCCGGCGTGATCGAGTCCCTGGGCGCTCCCTCGTTGGCCGCCTCCCCGGCGGTCTATGCCGCGGCCGCCGAGGCGCTCGGGCGCTGGGAGCCGCGGCTCGAGGTGACCCGCCTGGCCATCCGCGAGGAGGCGGACGGGCACCTGGTGGTCCGCGTCGAGGGCGACGCCCGGACCGGTGAGCCGTTCGCAGGTGACTTCACGTTGGAGGCGGCATGACCACGCCGCCGCTCATCGAGCAGCCCTCCCCCGAACAGGTGCTGTCCGAGATGCGGGCTCTCGTCGAGCGCCGCTGGCCGGAGTGGTCGGCGACCGTCGAGACCGACCCGGCGCAGATCCTGGTGGAGGCCATCGCCTACCGCGAGACGGTGATCCGCGCCGATTTCCGGGAGCGCATGCGACGGTCGTACGTCCAGTTCGCGACCGGCGACGACCTGGCGGCGCTCGCCCGGCAGCACGGCATCACCATCGCCGAGGGGGAGAGCGTCGAATCCATCCGTGCGCGGATCTTCGACGCGCGCGCCCGTTACGCTGCTGCGGGGCCGTTGGCGGCCTACCGCCACTGGGCGCGGACCGTGGACGGCGTGGACCTGGTTGGCGTTACCTCGCCCTCCGCCGGGACGGTCAGGGTCGTGTGTGCGGCGCGGGGTGACGACGGCGACTGGGTTGCGGCGTCGGAGGCGGCGATCACCGCTGTGACCGCCGTCCTGTCAGCAGAGGAGCGTCGGCCCGCGACGGACACCGTCGAGGTGGTCGCGGCGGATCCGGTCACGGTCGCGGTCACCGCGGACATCGCCTACGACGCCGAGCTCGGGGGCGTGCTGGACGCTGCCGAAGCGGCCGTCGTGCAGTGGCTCCGTAACCGCCCGCGGCCGATCGGCGCCGACGTCCCGCTCAGCGGGATCTATGCGGCGCTCACGGTCGAGGGCGTGAACGCCGTGACCCTCACAGCACCGGCCGCCCTCGTGGCCATCACCAGCGACCAGATCGCGGTGCCCGGCGACATCACCCTGACGAAGGACGCCTGACCCTGACGAAGGACGCCTGATGAAGAGCATCCTGCCGCCGAACGCGTCTCCGATGATGCGCGCCGTGGACGTCGCGGCCGCGACCAGGCTGGCCGGGGTGGAGATCCCCGCTCCGGACCACCGGGACCCGGACCGCTGCCCGCCCGAGGCGCTGCCGCTGCTCGCCAGGGAATTCGGGGTACTTGTCTGGTCCGAGGACTGGCCGCTCTCCGCGCGCCGCATGGTGGTCCGCGACGCGGCGCTCGCCGCGCGCCGCCGCGGCACCATCCGCGCGATCGAGGACGCCCTCACCGCCTTCGGGGCCGTGTTCACAATCGAGGAGGACCTCGGCGAGTTCACCGGCACGATCCGGATTCGGAATTCGAATGTGATCTACGGCGCGCTCGATGCGGCCAAGGCCGCGGTCCGCGAAGCCGGCCGCGCGAGCGTGAAGTGGACGTGGGTGGAGGGGGAGGCCGTCACAGTCGATGTCGCAGTCGTCAGCGCTGCCCAGGCGCTGAGGCTCTGCGACACCCCGTTCTTGCTGGAGAACTGATGGGCTTCCAACTCCACCTGACGAGCGTCGGCCGTGGCCACCTCGCGGATTCCACGAACGCCGGCGTTCAGAATGTCCAGCTCCGCCGCCTGGCTGTCGGGTCCGGATCCGGCGCGGGCGATGCCGCGGACGCCGATGCTCGGACGGCGCTGCGGACGCAGGAGGACATCGCCGACGTCGTGGGGAGCGCGCAACCCGACAGCGGGCGGATCGGGGCCACCGCCACCTTCGCGGCGCTGGCGACCGGATTGACGGACGTGGAGATCCGCGAGGTCGGAATGTTCGCGCGCGTAGGGGACGACGGCACGGAGTTCCTGCTGGCCTACGGCGCCCGGCCCGCTGACGAGGAGGCTCTCACCGCGCTCACCGCGAGCGGGCGGACGGTCGTCGCGGGGGTGATGGATATCAGCTCGGCGGCCGCCGACGTGGCGATCACCGTAGACGCGGACATCACGTTTTCGGGTTTGGATGGGGCAACGAACGATGAAGCGGCGGCCGGGGTGCGCAACGATCGGGCTGTCACCCCGGCGGGTCTCGCGTTCGCGCTGCGAAGCGACGACCAGGCGGCCTCAACGTTACGACGGGGACCGGTCGAGTTGGCGACGAATGCGGAGACGCAGACGGGGACAGACGACAAGCGCGCCGTGACGCCGGCGGGGCTGAGCTCGGTGCTCAGCCTCATCACGGTGCTGCACTTCGCGGCATCGAATCCGACCTACGTTTGGAACCTGCCGTTCAGCAGAGCGTTGTTAGTCATGAAGGGCGCCGACGGTGGCGGCGGTGCCCCTGGAACTGAGACGGTGGCGGAGGACGGCGTCGCCGGCGGCGACACGATCGTGACGGCAAGTGGAGGGTCAGAGATCAGGGCGTCTGGCGGGCGCGGTGGTCCGCGAGGTGTCACCGCGCACGCCGTAGGCGCAACAACCGCTTCCGAGCTAGAACGCATCCCGCCCGGCGGCGGCGAGGGTGGGCGCGCCGGCATAGACGACAGCCATCGCCGTGCCGACGGTTTTAACGGCGGGCGAGGTGAAACGGTGGTCGAGATGGTTACCGGACTCACGCCGGACAGCAGCTTCGCAATCGAAGTCGGAAGCGGCGGCCCGGCGGGCCAGTTCAACCCGGGTGACGCCGACGACGTTGCCCCTGCTGACGGCGACGATGGGTGGGTGCGGATCATCCCGCTGCCCAGCGATTAACGAGGAGAAACACAGTGGCTCAGAACTTCCTTCACGGGATCGAGGTGTTCGAGGACGCGACCCCGTCCGGTCCGATCCGGACCGTCCGCACGGCGATCATCGGTATCGTCGGCAGCGGCACGGACCTCGAGACGCCGGGGCGACGCAACGTCCCGGTGCTGGTGCGCGGCGCCCGCGACGCGGCCGCCAAGTTCGGCGGCCCGCTCGGCCAGTACATCCAGGGCATCCTGAAGCGCGTCTCGACGCTCATTGTGGCGGTCAACGTGTTCGATCCGGAGCGCCACTTCGGCGCCTGGGGCGCGCCCCAGGAAGTGACCCTGGTGGCTGGCTCGGTCGCCGTCGACACCCCCGTGGACGCGGACATCGAGGTCCGCTCCCAGGACCTCCAGTCGACCTACGGCATCGGGGACGCCACCGCCCATCTGAGCTGGGACGGGACCACGCTGACTCGAAACAACGTCACCGGCGCTCCCTCCGCCACCGCGACCCTGAGTTTCCGCTACCGCGTGCCCGATCCGTCGGGCGCGGCGGCGGCCGACGTCGCCGGCACGGCGGCGGCGCGAAGCGGGGTCTACGCGCTCCTGGATGCCGAGAGCGTGACCGGGTATCGGCCCGGGGTCATCGGCGCCCCGGACTACTCCGGCCGGACGACCGGCGCGGCCCAGTCCCTCGCCGCCCCGGCCGGGGCGGCCCTCCAGACGGTCGCCGATCGGCTGCGCGCGGGGTTCGTGGTGGACACGTCCCCGACGGCTAGCCTCGCTGACGCCACGGCGATCCGCGGGCTCTACTCATCCCGCCGCGGCCTGGTCGTGTCGCCCTGGGTCAAGCGACTCGTCGGCGGCCGGGTGGTGACGGAGCCGGCCAGCGTCCAGATCCTGGCGGCGGTCGCGGCCAACGACCTCGACCCGGCGCGCGGCTACTGGTGGAGCCCCACCGGAATCAAGCTGCCCGAGGTGGTCGGCACCGCTCGGCCCATCGACTGGGGCATCAGCGATCCCCTCTCGGAATCCAACCTGCTCAACGAGCAGCACGTGATGACCGTGGTCCGCGCCGCGGCTGTGTTCCAGGCGTGGGGCGACCGCTCCACCTCCACCGTGGACCGGTGGAAGTTCTGGTCCGTGGGCCGGGTGGCCGACGTGATCGCCGAGTCGCTGGTCCGGTCCCACCTCGACTTCGTGAGTGCGCCCTACACCGCCGACTACTGGGAGCGGGTCGCCGCCAGGGTCAACGCGTTCCTCCGCTCCATGCGGCGGATCGGGGCGCTCCGCTACGGCCGCTGCCTCCCCAGCGACCGCAACACCGAGGCCACCCGCGCGGATGGCCAGGCGTTCTGGCGGATCGAGTTCGACCCCGCCCCGCCGGTCGAGCGCCTGACGTTCGAGCTGGCGCTGACCCGCGATCCCGACGCGACTGAGGAGGTCGTCTGATGGCCCAGCAATTCCTCCGTGACTTCACACTGTCTATCCCCGACCGGGGCATCGTGGGCGAGTGCCCGCGCGTGACGCCGCCGGTCCTCCAGGTCGTCCGCGAGGACGTCCACATCGCGGGCCGAGACGCCCCCATCCGCCTTCCGGTCGGCATCGAGCCGCTCGTCATGTCCTTCGAGATCACCGGGGTCAATGCGGACCTCCTGAGCCTCTGGGGGCTCCAGAGCGGCGACGGCTCGACGGTCGTCCTGCGCGGCGCGGTCGCCGACGAGGGCGGCGCCCAGAGCGCCGTCGAGATCGAGGTCACAGGCGAGATCGACAAGGTCGACAGCGGCACCTGGGAACGCCGCCGGGCTGGCACGACCATGGTCGAGATGTCGGACATCACCTACTACAAGCGCACCGACAACGGCGAGACCCGCATCGAGATCGACATTCCGAACGGGATCCGCATCGTGGACGGTGTGGACCAGCTCGCCGAGCAGCGCTCGCTGATCGGACTCTAGGGAGAGCAAAATGGCTGACGACGTGCATGTCCTCCGACTCCAGGTGCCCATCGATGTCGATGGCGACCAGGTGAGCGAGATCCGGATCCGCCGCCCCCTGGTCCGGGATCACCTGCTCGCCGCGCGCGGCAGCGCCTCCGTGGCCGAGCGCGACGTCGCGCTCGTCCGGATCGTCTCCGGCCTCAAGGAGCAGCAGGTCCGGGAGATGGACCTCGGGGACATGTTCCGGGCCCAGGATGTCGTCGCAAATTTTCTGGCGTCCGGGACGGCGAAGCCGAAGAGCTGAGACGGCTGTGCGGCGCGGTCGCCCAGGGCCTCTGCACGCCGCTCCCCGCGGTGCTCGACATGAGCATTCCGGAGCTCGTGGAATGGGCCGAGGTCGTCATCTGGCAGCGCACGCGCAAGGCTGACTGACATGGCCGATCTCGACGCTGCCGTCCGCATCAGCGGCCGCGTTGATCCCTCGTTTGAGCGGGCTTTCAGGCGCGGTGAAACGACGGTAAAAGGGCTCGATAGCCGCCTCGACGGGCTCGGGATCCCGCGCTCCCTCGCCGACGGCACGGAGCGCGCGTCCCGCGGATTCGACCGTCTGGACCAATCCGGCCGGCGGGCCGGCCGCGGCGTCCGGAGCGCGCGCGACGGGATCCGGGGGCTCGATCGGCAGGCGCGGCGCGCCAGCGATGGAGTGGGCCGGCTGGAGCGGCGCCTGGGCGGGCTGCGCGGCGGCGGCCTGACCGGCGGCGGCCTGACCGGCGGCGGCCTGACCGGCGCCGGGGCGGGGATCGCCGGCGGCCTCCTCGGCCGCGTGGGGCCCCTGTTCGGGATCGCGGGAGCAGCCGGCGGCATCGCTGCGACAGCGGGTGCGGCGATGCGCGCGATGGACCTAGACGAGCTCGAGATACGGCTACGGCCCGTGCTCGCTGGTGACGGAACGAGAGAGGATCGCGCCCTACAAGCGCGCGAGGAGGCGACACGGATCGCCCGCCAGTCGCTGGCGTCCGATTCCGAACTGCTCCGATCCATGTACGAGGCAGGCTCGGCAGGACTGACGGCCGCGGCCGTGCCGGCGGCCGCCGAAGTCGCCCACCGGGTCGCGACGGTGACGCGCGGCGAAAGTGCGGCCGTCACACAAACCCTCGCGCGGGCCTTCCGGCAGTTCGGCGCGCAGTTCGGCGCCGGGGTGACCGCGGCGGCGGACGCGGAAGCGCTCGCGGAGATCGGCGCCGTCCTGACCGCGGTCCAGCAGGCCGAGCAGATTTCCGACTTCGCGAGCCTCAATGAGGGCCTCAAGGGCAGCGCCGCCGAGGCTGTTGCGACGCAAGCCGAATTCCGAGAGTTGGTCGCGGTGATCGGCAAGTTGAACTCCGCCGGGCTTACCGGCAGCGTCGGAGGCACGGCGATGGCGGCTTTCCTGCGAGCCCTGCCGAAGGCCATGGAAAAGCTCAACCTGAGCGTCGAGCGATCCGAAGACGGAACCCTGAAGATCACGGAGAATATCGACCGCATCCGCGCCGCGGTGTCGCACCTGGATACGGACGCCCGGAAAGTACGGCTCGCCGAGGTGATGGACAGCGAAGCGCTCAAGGTGGTGAGCCTCCTCAGCGGTATGACCTCGGCGACCAGGGATCTGGCGGAGGCGACGCGCTCCGCGCGCGAGTCCATGGAGCGCGACTACCGAGACCTCGAACAGAGCGCGAAGGGTGCGGCCGAGCGCGTGAAACAGAACTGGGGATCGCTGCGCGCCGCGGCGGGCCGGCTGGCGCTCCCGACCATCGCCGAGCGAAGCGACGAGGCCGCCGCCTGGCTCGCCACCCGGGCGGACGAACTCGAAGGAACTCCGGACGCGATCGCCCGGTTCCGACGGCAGGGAATCACGGTTACCCCGGAGCCGCCCACCCGCTCGCTGTCCGACCTGGCTGCCGAGGCCGGGCAGATCGAGAACTTCGGGCGAGCCGCCGAAGCCGTCTACCGGGTACTGGCAGGCGTCGGCCCGGATCTCCACGATGTCGTGATCCGGGCGGGCGCCGTCGGGCCAGGGGCCGCGCCCCCCGTCGTCGTCGAGCCGCTCGTGATCGAGCGCGGAGCCATCCAGATTACCGGGGCGCCGGCGCCGCGACAAACAGCCGAGGAAGTCATCCGGTTGATCGAGGAGCGCGCCCGTCAGCGGACCGCTGCCTCCGAGTGGGACGAGCGTTGATGGCCGCCCTGCTCGCCCTCGGCCCCGTCGTCTTCGCAGCGGAGACGCTGCCCCCCGTCAGTCTCCGGCGCGGCTCGCGTTACCGCTGGGCTTCGCATCGCCCGATCGGCTCACCGCCGCGCCGCGAGTTTGTCGGCGTCGGCGACGACGAGCTCACGGTCAACGTGGTGCTCGGGCAGGGGCTCGGCAATCGCCTCGCGGTGGACGCCCTGCGGCTGCTGGCGGGTAGGGGCGCGCCTCACGTCCTGGCCGACGCCACGGGCCGGCTCTACGGTTGGTGGTGCGTGGTGGCGGTGCGCGAGGCCGCCCGGCGGTTCCACGTCGACTTCCAGCCGCGGCGCTCCACGGTCGCCGTGGACCTGTTGCGGAGTGATCCCGGGCTTGCCCTGTCCGTGCCCTCGCGGGTGCTGGGGGCGATCACATGACCGATCCTCGGCCGGACGTAGTCGTGGTAACCGTCGAGGGGGACACGGTGGACCTGGTGGCGTGGCGGGTGCTGGGGCCGGGCTATCGCGCCGCGGTGCGCGGGATCCTCGAGGCCAACCCCGGCATCGCCGCGCCCGGCGCGGTCCTTCCGACCGGCACGGAGGTCGTCGTCCCGGCGTCGGTGAGGCCCGACGACGTGGGTGAGCGCCCGGTGCGCCTCTGGGACTGACGTGGCGGTCGCGTTGCTGGTCGGCGAGACCGACGTGGATCCCGGTCGCATCAAGAGCGTCGAGATCGTCCAGACCGTCGAGGTCGAGAACGATCGGCTGACGGTGAGCATGGACGCGGGAGGGGCGGTCGTCCCTCCTTCCGGAGTGCGCGCCGAGGTGTCGATCGACGGCGCTTACGTGGGCGGTTACGTCGTCAGCGACCTGGTGTGGCGAATCACCGAGGGCGGCGCGTCGGTGGACGTGCTCGCCACCGGAGCGGATCTGGCGGCCACCGGCCTCCGCACCCCCGCGACCAGGGCGCGGCCGCACGGCCTCACCCTGGGCACGCTCGTCGAGCAGATCGCCGCCGACCATGGCTACACGCCGCGGGTCCATGCCGACCTGGCGGGCATCCGCCTCTCCCACGAGGACCAGATCACCGAGTCCGATTTGCAGTTCGTGACCCGGGTGGCGGACCGCTACGACGCCGACATCCGCTTCAACGCCGGCGATCTGCTGGCGCTTCCGAGGACCGGCACGGACACAGTCGGGGGCATTCCCCTGGACCGCACGCTGAACGATTACACGACGCTCGAAGCGCGCTTCAGCGACCGCTGGGACTTCCCGGCGGTGAGCGCCCGCTACTTCGATTACCACCAGGGGCGCCCCGTGACCGTGCGCCTTGGCAGCGCGACGGGTGACGCCTACGAGGTGGCGGGCGTCCAGGGCGACGAGGCGACGGCCCGCGCGACCGCGGAGAAGACGCGCACCCGCCTCGCGGAGCGCGCGTGGGTGCTGCGCGCCGTCACACCCGGCGACCCGGCCCTGATCCCGCACGTCCAGTTCGGGATCCCGGCGGCCGCCGTTCCGGAGGGCATTCCGCTGACCTGGCGGATTCTCGAGGCCCTTCACCGCTGGGACGCGGACGACGGCTTCACCACCGCCATCCGCTGCACGACGCCGTCCCGGCCGACCGACCGGCCACCACCGCCCACCGTCTCGAAGGTCAGCTATTCGCGTGCCCGCGCCATCGCCCCGAACCGCGACTACGCCCGCCTCGTGGAGGGACCCTAGGCCGAGTAGAATCGGCCGCATGCGAACCCGCCTCATCATGGCCGCGGCGGCCGTCGCCGCCGTCCTCGCCGGTTTCTGGCACCTGTTGGAGGCAGACTGGACCCCGGCCGCGCCCTCGCGAGTGGACTCAGCGTCGCGGAAAGCCGCGCGGCGGGCGACTTCGCGCGCGGCGCTGGATTCCCTGTCCCGAATCAGCGCGTGCTCCGGCGAGCGGTGCGTCGAGGCGATCGTTGCGCGGCTGACGTCCGACCCCATCGGCTGCCGCGATCTGACGGTGATGGAGGACCTGATCGAGCTCGAGGACATGCTCGACGACGAGTCGCTCCTGGCCCTCACCCACGGGCTGGTCGCCGGGGGTCAATGCCGCTCGTTCCTGAAGCGGGAGCATGGTGCCATCCGGATCCGGAAGAGCACCTCGGACACTTTTCCCGGCCTAGTGCACGTGACCGCTGACTTCCCGGGCGAGCATCTGGACGTGACGACCGACCCGTGG